AATTAGTTTACCGCTTTGGCTATAATCAAAACCAATGGTATCTGTGGTTCCATTTAATGCATTATCACTTGCAAATTCTAAAAAATCAATACCACTGCCATCGGCTCTTACCACAGGCACTTTGTTTTCGTTGCCTTCGTAGGTATTTGGAGTATCAGTAAGATCAGTTAAACTTATCTGGCCGCCGATGCCAAACACTGCATAGAGTTCTCTAAAATTTTCATTTACTTTGCGAAAACTTTCTCTAATACTATCACCAGTGCCGTCATTACCCTCAACACCGATATCAATCTGCTGTCTTGCCATTTATTACTCCATTAACCTATAAAATGTGGAATCGTATCCATATCAAAATTTACACTTGTGCCGCAACCGCAACTAGATTGTGCGTTGGGGTTTTTTATTTCAAAGTTAGAACCTACTAGACTTTTTACATAGTCTATTTCTGTGCCTATCAAAAACATGACGGAATGTTTTCCAATAACTAAATTTCCTTGATCACACGGAATCAGTTCATCGCCTTCCTCTAGATCTTCAACTGCTACGATATTCCATTCATATTCGAATCCTGCGCAGCCCCCTCCTTTGAGATTGAGAGAGATGGCATAGCAGTTGTTTTCTTGGCATAATTTTCCAATTTGATGGTTTGCTGCCGGAGTCACTGTGCAAATTGTCATAGTACTACCTTTCCTTAATGATATTTATCGTATATTTTTATAATCTTAATGTAAATATAGTTATGTTCTTGAAACAAATACAGAAAAAATCTAGACACAAAAGAAAATCTAAACTGGGCAAGGAACATGAATATTTTCGAATTCAGTCTTGGTGTGTCTTTAGATGTGACAACTGCGGTATTGAGTTCGAACGTTTGCGAGGAAAAATGGATCCGAAACGGTTAAACAACAACTATTTTCATGTTTGCAAAAATTGTGATGCAAAGCGTTTCGGTCAAAAAAAAGGTGTTGAGAGAAAAAAAGTTTGGGATCTTTCAGCCAGCTCAAGCTTACCGATTGGTAAGTTATAATTCTTTTTGCCAAATGGTCCATACGCCATACGCAATGGAACCGTACGCTAAAATAGTACCAATAGGTTCTATTATTAGATATCCTATTCCCACGGCAATAAGCATGGCGCCATTCCAAGTCGTTCTTTCATTAAATCTTTCCAGTATCCAATTTTTTACTAATTCAATCATAATATATCCTTGCGAGAAAAAAATTACATATATATTTAACATACAAACACGAAAGGATAAATTATGTTTGATTGGTTTAAAAATTTATTTACGAAAGAAGAATCTGTCTGTTCGGAAGCTCGACAGGATGAAACTGCAACTGAGGGAGAAGTGAAAGAATTGATAGAATCTGTTGCGGATTTCGATTCCATGAATAAAGCACAGTTGCTTGATTATGCAAAATTTAGAAATATCAAAGCAAATACTTCGATGAAAAAATCCGAAATACTAGCTGCAATTAAGAGCGCCGGTTAATTACAGCCGATAAATTTTCTATAGCAGCTTCTTGGCGAGCTAGCTTTCGCTCTAATATATCGAGAGCCGCTCGCTGTTTTCGTGATTGTTCTTCTAAGCTGCGAACATATGCAAGTGACGGTAGTTCTTGAGAACTACCGTCTTCTGCTATCATTGTAAAACGGTCTACACCTTGAGCGCGCAGACCTCCTGTGACTCTGTTAGGATTTTTATTAGATGATTCTGCAGAAGTTGAATTTTTTCCATACATTTGTTTTAAATAGTTCATGCAGTATTTATCTGTGTTTTTAGAAAGTATTCATACAATTGAATACTTGCTAAGTTCTTCATCTTTGATTCCGACATAATATCAAAATTGTCCCAAAAACTTAATGCCCAATCGTTAGCGGCAGAGTTAGGATAGTAATCACTATGTGCTCTTAGTTTTTGCTTTTTATGACCAGCTTCGAGAAGCAAAGTCATATTGGGCAAACTGCTATGATCAAAATCAGCTGGCAAATGTTCGTTTCGACTGTATGAATAATGCATCACTGGCCTAATACCTCGCCATGAGTCTATTACTCGAAGAATTCTGTCGTCGGTTGGCTTAAGATATTCTCCTGTTCGCACCCAATGGTGATGAATGTCCGGAACAAGTGCTAGATCTTTTTCAAGCTCTAAACTTGCGTCAAGTCCCCAGGAGTTTTCGTCGTTTTCGATTGTGATACAGTTTCTTGCTTCTGGCGTAAGTCTGCCAAGAGTCTCTCGTATTCCAACCGGACCTCGTCTGCCCGAGATATGGACATTGATCTTGAAGTCTTGAAATTGATTTCCGTAGCCCATCCATCTTGCGATATCCACATGGTATTCAAACTCCTCTATGCTGCGGTTTACAATATCCGGGTTATCACTTGCAAGAACAGTGAATTGCCCAGGATGCATACTTAGCCTAACATCTAATTCTCGTGCAAGATCTCCAACTCTTGCAAATTCGCGTTCGCAGTATTGTCTAACATCATCTTTGTGCCAAAAATAACTCCAAGTAGGTTCGGTATATACAGGAAGTACATCACTACCGAGCCGTACCATTCGTAGCTCATTGGCCAAGCTACCTGTGTATTTAACAAGATTGTAATAGCTTTGGATATTATGACGCATAATATCCCACAATCTTTCTTCTGCTGTTTCTTGTGTTTGTCGATTAAGCCAAGCCACAGTTGTTGAACGTGTGTTAAGCGGTCTCTGAATGTCTTCGAGCAGTTGCTTTTTTATAGTTTGGTCGCGATAGAGAAATTTGCAAGCATAGCCTATTCGTTTTTGTGTCATGCAGCTAGTATAACATCTCAGCGCCAGTTGTCAATGACCCATGGGTCTTTGCAGTTATGCGGGTTAGGGTCTCCGTGAAATACTGCAACACTGGTTTGATCTTTTATTACTGGATCTCCCGGCGTTATAAAATCTCTAGATCCTCGAGGTTGATTATCAAAACGAGGTTTCCCCCTCATCTCCCATTTATAGCTTTGTATCCATTCGTCGGGCCAATACTCATAATTGTTTTTTATGCAGTGGCGAATCCAATCTTGATCGCCGTGATGTTTTTTGCTGACATTTCTAGGATCTTTCGCAAAGTTAGTATAAACTTGACTGTGCTGTCCTATAGACAATCTAAAAACTGAACTGTTAAATTTGTCATAGTTTTTTATGATATATCGGTTAAAGTCTCGTATAATACAAAATTTATCTGGTTTGTATGTAAATAATCTATCGATATTTCTAAAGATTACTAGATCTAAATCCAAAAAAAGTATTGTTCCTTGAAGTCTGAAACCGGGGTCGAAAAACATGGGTTTGAACCACCAACCCGTTACAGGTAACGCAGGTAGTGGTTCTATATGTATGTTGGAATTTATATTTCTGCTATCATCAGTAAAACAGACAAAAGTGTATGGTAGAGTTAAATTTCTCTCTACCATACTATGCAATTTGTTTACATACTCTGACGAATATTTTGTACCCCATTTGAGGCACACAACATAGTTACTCAAACAAGTTCTCTCCCCATTCTCTATGACCTTCTCTCCAAGCCATATTCGATTGGGTTTCTCTTACTTCGACACGAAAGCACCAAAGTCTGTCAGCTTCACTCGGTCCCCACATGTCAGGTATGTAAACACCGTTTACATACTTATAAAGTTGATCAGCAAGACTTTCGCAACCTAGAGCAGGTAAAATAGTTAGCTTAGCCAGTTTACGGCGTTCCATTTCTTTATAAAACTCAAGTTCGGGATCATCCTCTGCAACTAGAGTAGTATGATCGAACTGATCTTTGAGAACTGATTTAAGCTCTTTAAGCCCACCATAATCGGCAACCCATCTTCGGGCATCTAAGTTGTCAGTGCCAAAATAAAATTTCATTGAAAAACTATAACCATGATTCATATTGCAGTGACTATCAGCTCTCCATTGACGATAAGCACAGGGAAATTCGTCTACGTATTCTTTTGTTGAAACATATTTGTATGTTATTGGTTGATTCATTTTATACTCCTATTAAAGAGTGCGCGGAATATTTAGAGAGGGAACGAACACCAAGTCCTCTATACTTTATAATAAAGTATATTACTTATCTTGTCAACGGTTACGTTAGATTTTTTCCAACTATCAGGCAATTCCCAGGTGTCTGTCTGATGTATTACAAATTCAATATTTTCGAAACATTCAAATATTTTTGAAGCCTGAAGTATCCAATATCTAGGATCAACTGCTCTTTTGAATGAATTTGCATAATTTTTACTATCTTTATATATATTGTTTACAAAACCATTTTTAGAATATAAATCAAATCCTATCAAATCAACTCTAGATATTTTAGTAATTGTTGCGCCTAACAATATAGCATAAGTTCCACTCCCCCAATGCCAAGGTTCATCCCATCTCTGTATTCCATTATAAGGTAGATCAGGTACTGCAAAGATATTTGTGTGATCTTTGTATCTAGAGACCCAATCTTTTCTTGTGTATATTTTATGATGATTATCTTTTACTTCGTTCATCATTTTCAAATCAACACACACTAAGTGATCTACAAATATATCTCTGTAGATTGCATTACATCCTATTTTCGGCCTACTGATTTTAGAAAGATCTATGTTCGATCTGCTTTCACCGTTTCCAATTACCAGCACTAGAATTCTTCTTTTATGTCTTTTATATGTTTTTTGATAGTATGTAGTCTTTTATCTGTATCTTGTATTATACCAAAAAATCGACTTATTTTGGTCATGGCCCACCACCACCAAAACACACTGACAGTGACAAAAACAACTCCAATTGCAGCTAATGTTAGTTCCTTCAAACTATCATTGCCAAAAAAATTTGAAAAGAAAACAGCAGCCAAGCCTGCAAAAGGAGCGGTTCGGGCAGCGATTATCCACAATTTTATTTCTATTATAGTTTTTTTTACTTGTTGGATGCTCACAATATTTCTCCTCGTAAAATATTTATGAGCAATACTTTAAAGATAAAGTGCTGTTAGTTTGCTATTTGTCCAAAAGGTTTCCATTCTCCCGGAGTACCCTCTCTTACACAAATCCAACCGACATAACCTGTAGGCTTAGGGTCATTGTTCCAGACAATATCACCTTTTCTGTATGTTCCATTTAAAGGATCAGAATCTGCAACTTCAAATTTTTTGCCTTGAAATCTCACAGCATTTGCTGTACTGATATCTACATCAGGATTTTTTACATTTATTCCTAGCTTTCCGATTATTGTGGTTTTTGATTCTATATTACTACCTAGCTGAATATTACCATTTTTTGTAATCGTTATTCTAGCAGTATCATCAGTTACTATTTCTAGATCATCAGTTGTGTAGTTGCCAACACGTGTTAACATTCCTTCTACATCAATTATAAATTCACTGTTTAGACTAGCAATACTGACAGTAGCATTGGGAGATTCTGTTCCGTAACCTAATCTATTGCTTGAACTATTATAAAAGATGTAATCATCTAACGTTAGGTCTCCCTGCGTTTTTAAATTTCTAAGAGTGCCTACCTCAGTGAGGTTGCTTTTGGTAACAGTATTACCTAGTTCTCTAGCTCTTAATACTGCAATGCCATCAATTGAAAAATAAGCATCAGCAGCAAGATCAATTATTTCACTACTCCAAAATCTATTTGGATTATTTCTATATATGAGTTGTTTGGTTCCATGATCAGATTTCCAAAAAAGTCCTTTGCCGTAAATACCTGTTTTGTCTGGATGAAATTCTAGTGGACTGCTTCTTTCAATTCTTGTGTCCGAAACTAATTCGTCTACGTGTAATTTTTTAACCGTAAGCTCGCCTGATACTACAGCATTTCCTTCTACAGTTAATGATCCTTTAACGGTGTTATCCCCGAGTAATGCTTCTGTTTTTACAGATTTTGTAGTAATACCTTTGTCGGTTATCACAAGACTTAATTTTGTACTGTTGTCTTTGATGCCAACACTTTCAAACTCTGTAATTTTTCCGCCATGTATGTGATCGCCACTCAGTGACTTTTTAGGTATAGGTGCAGGTTCCGGTGACCGCTTCGAGATATTGGACACTGCTTCATAAAGAGTATCTACTCCTTGTTTAAGTTTTAGGAGATCATTATCTAAAGGACTGTTTTCGCTCATGCATATATTTATCAAGATGCCTTGAGCAACACCGTATCAGGATTCAATCGTCCATTTAATTTAGTATCTGTAGTTGTAATCTCATCTAAAAACTTTCGCAGCTTTACTTTGCCAGCAGCTTTGAATTCTTTGAGTTGCTCTTCAGGTTTGCGCAGTGTTTTTTGAATACTGAGATTTTCGTCAAAACCTGTAATAGTAGTACCTTTAACACTGAGACCTGTGCCGTCACGGCCCATGCCTTTGGGATCAATGTTGGCTGCTACGTATTTGCCAATCTTGCGTGTCTTGACATTGAACACCCAGAGTTCTGAAGCGCCTACTATCTCTACAGGATTAATTGACGTAATTTTATATTTGTCATCGACTGCAAGAAATTTGACTTTGTTTACTTGTTTGTCTGCGCTTTTAGGTTTCGCAACACGAGGTTTGCGTTTGGCTTTGCCTTGTTCTATAACAAAGTCAAGGGCATCTAACAAACTTTGAATAGCCTGTATGTACTTGGCAATATCTGCTTTGCGAAGATGTGCATAACCTTCTTTGAGTTGTTGCCACTGGTCTGCTTCTCGATCATTCATTTTTTTAAGTTGGCCAGCAGTAGGCATACGCTGTAGATCGTTAAAGTCATTTAATGCAGTATCATAAAATTTTTTCATTTTGCGAGCATGTGCTTGCGTAACACCTTTTTTTGCAAAATGACCTTTGAAGTCAAACTCATTCGGATCAAAAGTTTTCGGATCTCGAATAAAGCCATCTAACCATTCGTCAATATTTTCTACTGCATCCTGTGCTTGTTCATATATACGCTCTTGAATAGTAGGCGTATGCACATTCTTGGGCTTTGCTTTTTCTTCTACTTTTTTAGCTTGGGCTACTGCTGCTCCTTCTTCAGCAAGTTTGTGAATCCATGCAACGATACCCTCTCGATATGCATCAGGTACAACGTCGGGATTAACATCAAGCAAGTGCGCGGCCGCAGCCCAGTGACTGTAATTGTTGGTTTTCCAATCCGGCAGTTTATTGATGTTAGATAATGTGTTTTTGTCAAAGTTTTGTTTGATATACTCTTTGACTTTGGTACCCCATTCTTTGTTTTCGATCTCATAATGCACAAAGTGTTTGGTTTTGTGCCAACTGTCTGTGGGAGCCAACGCAAATCGATTAACACCTCGACGGCTTACACGAACTGTTTTCTTTTTTCTTGGTTTAATTGCTGCTCGAGCCATTGAATACTCCTATCATGTTATAGACAGTATATAGTCAAAATACTATAATGTCTTTGATATACCGTCCGTGTATTTTAGTCTATAAAAAGTTTCTTTTTCTGGCGCAAGATAAAAGCAAAACTTAAC